GCTTCGAGACTTTGCCTTTCTTCATGCGCACCTCAGAATATTTTGTTTTATACATACATAATTCTTGCAAAATAATTTAGTGTGTATATAATTAACTCATGGACGGCAAACAACACCATCCACCGCACCGGCGGGTTCCGGGAAGATCAGATAAAGGATCGCCATCATGTTCACCATTCAATCGCGCACCAGCTTTCAGTTCGAACCCGTAGCTGAAGGTGATTTCGAAACCCTGGCAGAAGCAAAATCGGCATTGGCGGAGCTGGAAAGCAATCTGGGCTGGCGCGGTCTGCGCATCGTTGACGAAGACGGCGTCGTCGCTCTTGGTAATCAAATGAAGACCTGGCAGGTCACGGCAAACGCCTGCGATTTCGGCCTGATCGAAGCCGAAACCGCTCAACAGGCCCGCGATATCGCAGCACAAGACGCTGGTTACAAGTCCGAAGACGACATGGTTGCGCAGCTTGGCGCCCCCAGCGAGATCGTCGCCACCGAAGTAACCCAATAATCGAAAACAGCCCGGGAAACCGGGCCTCCTCTTCACTGCCGAACAGGCAGCGCGGCATATGCCGCACGAAATTTGGAGAATCGCATGTACGCCAGCCTATCGATCCGCAGCGCCGCAAGCTTTGCCGCCGTAGTAGACCTGATCAACGATGCGCCATTTACCGAGGGCATGCAGGGCATCGAATTTACCGCCGAGCAGCTGGCCGGGCAGTACGCGGCTGAGGCTCAAATCGAAAGCGGGTACGCGGTCGACGAGGCCGCACTGGAAGCGCAGCTTGAATTTTTGAGTGAGGGAGGCGCGAATTTTGATGCCGCCGCAGCGATCCGGTACGGGAAGGCTTTCGCAAAAGCTGCGACTCAAAAATAAAACCATATTACGCCCCGGGAGGCCGGGGCTTTTCGCCGGAGATCGCCATGTATCGAGTCTATTTGCGCACCTTCGATCAGCAGGTACTGCCTGAGTCGAAGACCATTACGGCTGACCAAGGCGCCGCCTCCGAGGCTTTTGTCGCGCTCGTCAATCGGAGCGACCTCGACGGGCAGAAGCTCGCCGCCGTACTGACCTATAGCAATCGCCAGATCGCGTTCCACCGCTTTGACCGCACGCCCGGCACGGCGGACTACTGGCGCGACAAGCTGGACGAAATCGAGTGGCCTACAGTCGGGCGGCCAGCAGAGATGGAGGGGGGCAAGCGGGTCAATGTGTACCTTGACGCCGCGAGCCTTGAGGCAGCGAAGCGCCTGGGTGACGGGAATGTCAGCGAGGGGATACGGCTGGCGCTGAGCCGGGCGGATTGACGCACGCGACCGCGCGCCAATGATGATGCCGATGGTGCCTGTGGGCATGCTTAGCCGGCGTCGCCGCTGACTTAATGACCGGACACGACGGTGTCGGCAGTGGCTGCACGAACCGGATGACCGTCCGCACCACTGGTGCGCGCCATGCGCCCACGTCCCAGCCGACCGCGAAGCCGATCAGCAGCAGCACCAGCGTGGCGGCCATTCTTTTGATTTTGTACTTTTTCACATTCACTCCTCGATGTCAGGAAGCGCTACAGTCTGGCCTGCGAGCGCGTGGGTGCAATCGGTCAGATATTGGATATATCCGTCAGTGACGAATGAGTGACAGATTCCGCACTTGAAATGCGGAGTCTTTTCCGGATGCTCTGCGTAGTACTTGCACCAGCAACTGCCCGGGTCTATGTAGTGACCGGATCGAGCCAGTACGCTCGGTGTCAGGGTCGGCCTGTCGACACTGCCATTCCAGATCCATTGCGAGCCAGGCTCAGACGCGCTCCGAACCGGGATATCATGGAAGCCACCGCACCCCGGACACTTGAACCGCATCAAGCCCGGGGCTACTTCGCGCAGCTTGCTCATGCCATGCCTTTCAGTGCCGCGTCGGCCGCTGCATATCCATCATCAAACAGGCGCTGACGGATCGCCGCCGGCATATTTCGATCCAGCGAGTTTGCGTACGCGGTTTCAACGCGCACGATTCGCGCGCCGGATTTTTCTGCGCTGGCGACATGCAAATCTTCATTGCTCGCCAACATCAAATCGATCACCCGCCCGGCCATCGTGGCCAGATCCATGCTTTGAGCCGGCGGATCGTCCGACAGGAGATAAACGCCGAGGCGCGGCGCGGCGTCGACCGTCAGTGCGTCGGCGGGCAGGTTGTCACAGCACCCGCCATCCACCAGGGTCATGCCTTGATATTTGACCGGAGTGTAGACGAACGGGATCGACGCGCTGGCGCGCGCGGCCAGGGCAATCGGCATGTCAGGCGTGGTTGCCTTACTGAATACAACCTGCTTTTCGCCGCCCAGGTCGGACGCGATAATTTTCAGGTCGATCGACAATTCGGCGAACGTTTTGCCACCGGTTTTACCGTGCAGAAACGCCAGCAGCTTGTCGCCCGAGCAGTAGCCGCCATTGCGCAGACCGGACCACGGATCGAACGTCAGCAGCGGCGACCAGTCCATCGTAGAGACGAGCTCAACCATGTCGACAATCGGCATGCCGGCGGCAAACAATGCGGCGCAGATCGAGCCACCGGACGTGCCCGCGACCTCAACCACGTCATATCCGGCATCGAGCACGGCTTTCAGGGCGCCGATGTGCGCCCCCAACCGGAAGCCCGACCCCGAGAATGCGAGTCGGATTTTGCTCATTTGCTACCCCTCCACATAACCCAGCCGCCGAACAGCGCAGCTACGAGCGGACCAACAACGGCCAGCGCAATGACGCCGCCGACGAAACCACCGACTGCAATGAGGATGTCGTGGATCATTTTGCGGCACTCGCTGTCAGCGGCGCAGACGCCTCGGCTTGAGCGATCACTGGCGCAATCGCGGCCTGAGCGATGGCGATGCCGAGTGTAGCGTCCTGCTTATCCTTGGAAGAGATGTTCGGCGCAGCCTGGATCGCTTTGAGCAATACCGGCACGGCGTCGACCTGCAACGACTTCAGGTTGATGGCGGTGGCGGCGGCAGGCGCGTAGCAGACCGAGGCGATGACCGGTGCAGCCTTGGCTACATTGGCTGCGTCGGACGCATCGATGGCGCCCGGCACGGACAACACCGAGACGACCGATTGCAGTGACGGGCAGACCTGCGCGGCGACTTGCGCCGGGGTTTGAGCGGTCGCCGCTTTCGGTAGCGAGGCGCAGCCAGCCAGGCAAAAGGCGAATGCGACGACGATCAGGGTGAGGATCTTTTTCATTGCGAGGACTCCTGAGTGGATTGCTGGGCGGGTGAGATTTGCACGGATGCGACTGTAGTCGCGGGCGGCGGGCGATTACTGGCGACGTGATATACGCCCAGACCGGCCAACGCCACCTGCAGTGTGTCGATGAACTGCGTTACCGGCGCCAACCCCTGCAGCACCAGCGCATACCAGGCGGCGAGAATCAGCGCGGCCCCGATGAACTTCTGATCGAATTTAGGCATTTCGGCTCCTTACGTGGATGCTTTGCGCTGTGCTGCGATGTGTTCTGCCAGCAGTTCGGCTTGGAACCGGGCGAGCGCATCAGGACAGGTGAAAATGGTTTGAGTGTTGTTCTGCGCCTTGTAGCCGATGCCGCCAGGCTGCCCCTTGACGACAAACGTGCCCTCGCCGGAGTTGCTCCAGTTGGTTGAGCCTTCGCCTCCGACCTTGCCGTCAGCAACAAAGCCCTTGGTGTGGCTGATCTGATGGGTTGCGGAATTGCCGATGACAAAGTGCGTGTTGAAGCCCACCGGGTCGCGCGCGGCGTCGGAGTCCAGTAAACGCTTTTCGTGCACGCCACCGGCCTGGGACTTGTCCAGGGTGATGACGCAGGTGATCGACGGGTCGTGGACGATGCCCATAATGATTTCGTTCAGCTCGTCATCGTCGTAGCCGAACATGTTGAGGTACAGGCTCACGGTGACGCGGGACAGAACGTGCTTCAGGATGTCATGGACGTCATCACGCCCAACATAGAACAAGTGAAAGTCCTTCGAGGCAGTGGGCGAGTACGCGCCCTCTTTCGTATACTGCGCAAGGTCGACCAGGTCAAAAGACTGCAGGGATTCGGGCATATTGGCTCCACAAACGAAAAAACCCGCCGAAGCGGGTGTGTTTTACACATTAAATTATGTGTTTAGACGGCTGGCTCGTCCGGCATCACGCCGGTGGCCATGGCCTGGCACAGACGCACGGCGCGCGCGCCAACTTCGCGATACCAGGCGCTAGCTTCCATCTGCGCAGCGGCCCCTGAATAGTCGCCGGACTGCATGCAAGCGAGCGCATGCGGGAACCCAAGTAGCGCGCCGGTACCCATGTTGAACGCCATGTTCGCGATGACGCGCGAGCGCACATCGTCAAGCTGGCGCCACCATGGCAGATGCGCATCAAGGCCAGCGAAAACAGACTGCAGATCCTCGGCCAGCAACTGGTCGACCTGCGCATCAGTCAGCGGACAGGTCCAGCCGGCCGGCAGTGGCTTTGCGTCGATGTTGTGGCCAACCCCTACGGTCCGCCGAGGTGGCGTGGCCGTGTCCAGATAGATCGTGTAACGCACACCCTCGTCCCTGCGCAATTCAGCTTCAAGTAATGTCTGGTTCATTCCCTTCCCTTTCCAGTTGCGCGCTCAATTAATTCCGTGAGGTCGCGCTTAAATTCACTGAACATCTCCCGGATCTCATCCTTTTTCAAGAACTGGCCCGCTACCTCGACACGCAATTCCTCGTGCGCTGCGCGCAACCTTTCGTGCTTGTCATGCAGGTTGACCAGCCACCAGCCAATGGCAGCCAGCAGGATCGACAGCAGCCCGCTCATGATGGACAGAAGCACCTCGGTGATTGTCATTTCGCCTCATTTCTGTCATAAAAAATCCCGCTCGCGGCGGGTTATTGTTTGCTGCTGGGATGTCTGATCAGAACGTCACGGACTGCACTGCCGCGACCGTGGTCGCAGCGTTCACTGCAGCCACTTTCGTCAGTAAATCCATGTATTCCGGCGTATCTGCAGCCTCCATTGCCGCTGCAAGGCCCTGCAGGTCCGCATAGGTGAACGGCGTTACCGGCTGACCGCTGGAATTGAGCCATAGATTAAGCGGCCACGACTGCGATTTCGCGCTGGCGACCAAGGCGTTCTGCAAATTCTGCGTATTCGTCGCAGATTGTGTGAATGTCGCGGTCGCGCCGCCGACCGTCGTATAACTGACCGGAGCGGTGATTGCGGCTTCGTATGCTGCGGTCAATTTCGTGATTTGCGCGACCTGCGCTTGCGCGAGTAACTGAGCCGCCGTTGGAGCGGGAGGCGCAACCAACACCCCGCTGACCACCGTCCAGCCTGCCTGATTCAGGCACGTCTGCCACTGCGTATCAGTGATCTCAATTGCGTTGACACCGGCCGGGACCGGGCTGTCGGTGCTGTCGTAAAACGCGGTCACATTGCCATTTGCGTCGTATGCTGCGAATTTTTGTCCCATAATTAGTCTCCAATAACAAAAAAGT